CATCGAGCGCCTCACCTGGACAACAGGTGACGTACAGAAAGAAAGGTACAACCTGGCGAAGTATATAAATTCGATTGAAGCACAGGCTGTCGGAGATAACTTCAATCTCGCAGTGACCCACAAAGACGGTCATGCACAGAACTTGCAGAATGTTACTCCTGACGAACTCGCTGATCATGTCGGCAAGGAAATGGCTGAGAAGATTGTCAGCGATGTTGTAGCGCCGAATTATGGTGTGGTAAAGACCAGTCAAGGATACGAAATCACTGTAGATGGTGAATTAGAAGGTGGTTGGTACGACTCCGAAAAAGAAGCTCAACACGCTATTTCACAGTATGAGACAGGGGATATGGAAGGTTTTGGTGGAAAGCCAGCAACCTATTCCGGCCTCGATCTCGAAGTCGGTGGCGAGTACCACAAACAACTCTACGACGGAAAGATCACCAAGTTCGCTAAGAAGTTCCTAAAGAAGTACGGGGTGGAGCCGGAGCGGATTTCGGAACAAGCTGATTATCTCGAGGAATACGAAATCATCGCTGAGGATTACCCACCCGATAGGACAGATGACCAGCATCATCTTTACCGAAATGGTGAATGGATAGATTCGTTCCCCTCTCGAAAAGAGGCTGAAGATTATTTAAATAAGCAGCAGAACATCTGGTCCATCGACATCACTCCCGAAATGCGCCAGGACTTACAACAAAAAGGTGTACCACTGACTATGAATGACAAAAAACCATTACTGGCTTACGCCTGAGAACTAAATGGCAAAACTTGACGACGAAGAACTCCTAGCAAAAGTCCAGCAAGAGGTTAACGCTGCGCTCGGCTACGAAGACGAAATCTCCGAACAACGCAAAGAGGCGTTGCTGCGATATACCTCTCAGCCTTACGGCAATGAGGTGGACGGTCGCTCCCAGGTTGTGGACACGACCGTCATGGATACGATCGAGTGGATTAAACCATCACTCATGCGGATCTTCACGAGCGGTGATGAGGTCGTAAAGTTTCTTCCTGAAGGACCAGAAGATGTGCCAACGGCACAACAGGCGACTGACTACATCAACTGGATTCTGACCAGGAAGAATAATTGGGCCGAGCTGTTTCTCACCTGGATCTCTGACGCGCTTCTCGAAAAGGTCGGCATCATCAAGGTCTTTTGGGATGACACCGAAAAGAAGAGTAGGGAGGAGTATCACGATCTCACCGACGTAGAACTCGAACAGCTCATCGCGTCTGACGACGTTGAAGTTCTCGAACACACTGAGCGCAGTGAAGAAAACGACAGCGACATTGAAGATCCAATGGAGGCGATGCTGGTCAATACAGCACTCCACGATGTCGTTATTACGCGGCAATCAAAAAAGGGTGGCGTAAAAATATCCAACATCGCGCCTGAAGAGTTCCTGATCTCCCGAGAAGCACAGAACGTGGACGATGCCAGGTTTGTCTGCCATCGCTCACGCATGACGTTGGCCGAGTTGCGCGAAATGGGCTACGACGTTGATGAAGACCTGATCGGCTCCAGCGACGCCGGTAGCTTCAACTTCAACATGGAGAACAACGCCCGACACCAGTTCGACAACTCCCAGGGCTGGCCTTTCGATAACGACGAAGGCGAGGGGGCTTTAAAAGAAGTCTGGGTGTTCGAGAGTTATATGCGCGTTGAGATCGAAGGCGGCTTCTCGGAGCTGCGCCGGATTTTGACTTGCGGCAATCAGGTACTCGCTAACGACCCGGTGGATCGAGTGCCATTCGCTACGCTCTGTCCTATACCAATGGCGCACAAGTTCTTTGGTATGTCGATTGCAGATCAGGTGATGGACCTCCAGCTCGTAAAAACAGTGCTGCTTCGAAATCTCCTCGACAATATGTACTTGCAGAATGCCGGTCGCGTAGCAGTACAGGAAGGAATGGTTAATCTGGACGATTTGTTAACCCAGCGCCCAGGCGGCATTGTAAGAACCAAAGCGCCTGGCGCAGTGACTCCATTACCAACACCGCAGCTCCAGCCTTACGTCTTTGAGATGCTGGGCTACATCGACAAAATTCGCGAAGAACGCTCCGGCATGACCAAGATGAGTCAGGGCCTAGATCCCAACGCACTTACAAGCCACACCAGTGCAACCCAGGTTTCCCAAGTGATGAACGCGGCACAGCAGCGTGTTGAGCTGATCGCCAGGATCTTCGCCGACACCGGCGTTAAGAAGATGGCGAATATGGTTTACGAATTGATTTCCAAACACCAGGACAAGGAACAGGTAATTCAGTTACGCAATGAGTGGGTCCCAATCCGTCCCGATATGTGGCGCGATAAAATGGATTGTATTGTCCAGGTCGGTTTAGGACACGGAAATCGTGACCAGCAGATGATGCACCTGACGCAGATGATGCAGTTCGCCGGTCAAGCTATGTCCGGCGGCTTGTCCATTATCACCGAGCAGAACCTGTACAACATGGGTGCGGCCCTGGTGAAGAACATGGGCTTCAAGGATGTAGACTCATTCCTCACCGACCCAAGTAAGCAGGGGCAGCAGGAGAAAGGTCCATCACCGCAGGAGCAGATGGCACAGGCTGAGATGCAGATCAAACAAAAGGAACTGGAGATCAAAGCTGCCGATGTTCAAATCAAAGCACAAAAAGTCCAGGCCGATGCTCAAGAGGCAAAGGTCGATGCACATCTCAAAATGCAAGAGCTTGCACTTGAGGCCGAGCAGAAACGGCCTGTCGCAATCGGGAGAACGTGATGCCTTACGGTGTGAAGGAATTTTATCCGAACAAGAAGAAAGCTGGTGGCAAGAAGAAGCCGCCGAAGAAGTCTACCGGTAAAAAGAATTACCGGAAAATATAATGGATCAGGACCAGCGTACTAGCGCTGCTGCGCGAATACTCGACGACAAAGTATTCATTGAAGCGTGGGACCTGATCCGTAAAGAGATTCTGATTGGTTGGGAACACTCATCCGATCAGGACATCCAAACCAGGGAAGAACTCTGGTTAAGTCTAAAACTCTTGTCTCGCTTGAAGAGTCACTTTGAATCCATCGTGACTACCGGAAAGATGAACAAACTTTAGATTAACTTTTAACGAAACTCGTTTCGCGAAACGAGCCAGCAAGGACGCTGGTTGGCCCCACTTCGGTGGGGCTTTTTCATGGAGCTAAAAATGGCCGACACGCAAGAAGCACCGGCGCTGAATGAAGCACCCGCAATAACCGACGAGGGCAGTATAGCCTCGGCACAACAGGCACTCTTAGGTCTACTGGACTCGCAAGAATCCCCAGAGACAGAAGAAGCCACCCCGACCGAGGAAGAATTAGCGTCCACGGATGAAGATCCAGACGATTCTCCAGAGGCGGTTTCTGACGACGAATCCGAATCCGAAGAGGATGAGGAAGAGTCCGAATATGAAGAGCTTGATGAAGACGAAGAGGACCCTGTATTCGCTATCAAAGTTGATGGTGAAGAAATGGAGGTAAGTCTCGACGAACTTTTGAAAGGCTATTCACGCAATTCCTCGTTCACGAGGAAAAGCCAAGCTCTGGCTGAAGACCGCAAGCAGATCGAGACACTGCAAACGCAGTACACCCAAGAGATGCAGCAGATTCAATCAGAAAGAGCGCAGTACGCACAGCACCTTCAATCAGTGATTGAAAACTCCAACCTAGATCAATTTGGAACCGTTGATTGGGATCGCCTCAAAACTGAGGACCCCATCGCGTTTCTAGAGAAGAAAGAGGAGTTTAGGGAAGCTCAGGAAAACGTCGTTCGAGTGCAACAGGCACAACAAGCGGCGATGGCGAAGAATCAACAATCTCAACAGCACCAATGGCAAGAGTCTGTCCGATCTGAACACGCCGCCCTGGTAGAAAAACTACCAGATTGGGGTGACCCAGGTAAGCAGAAAAACCTTGCCGGTGAGTTGCGATCCTATGCTTCGTCGGTAGGCTTCCAAGATGCGGAGATCGAAAGTCTTATTGATCACCGCTCCTTCATTGTCTTGAACAAGGCTCGGCTTTATGACGAGATGCAAAAGGCTAACCCAAAAGCCAAGAAGCTCAAAAATAAACCCAAAGTCATTCGAGGCAGTAAAGCAGCAACCGCAAAATCACAGTCGAAGAGTAAACGTGCAGCGCTAAGAAACCGACTTTCAAAGACAGGCAACGTCAATGACGCGGCTTCTCTTTTGGAAGATTTCGTTTAATCTTTTTCTTAGGAAACAACACAAATGGCAATTCCAACTAATACCAGCACTACGTATAGTGCTATCGGTATCAGGGAGTCGCTCGCTAATGTGATATACGCTATAGCACCTTTGGATACACCGTTTTTTTCACAGTGTTCAAAGCAAAAAGTAGATAACACATTTTTCGAATGGCAGACTGATACAATTTCCGCTGGTGCGGCTAACAGGCAGCTCGAGGGAGATGGGCAAGACTCAACTTCCGCTGATGCTCGTGAGAATCCGGTTCGTGTGGGTAATTATGCGCAAATCTCGCGGTATATTATTCAAACGAGTGGAACGAACGAGCAGGTTGACTATGCTGGTCGCAAATCATCTCAGGCTTACCAGCTTGCGAAGAAAGCGAAACGCATGAAGCGTGACATCGAGTTCATGTTGACCTCGAACGTCGCTCGTAATGCTGGCGCAACCGCAACGGCTCGCATTTCGGCTGGCCTTCCTGCATGGATCGCGACCAACTACCATTCGCTGGGATCTGGCGCTGCAACTGGTACTGCATCCTCCGGTAACGGAACGGATATAGCTACGGATGCAACGACTGATAACAGCATCACCGAAGCCGGTATCAAGACGGTTATCAAAGAAGCATACGAAAGCGGTGGCGACCCTGATGTGATCATGTGCAAGCCTGATATTAAACAGGCGATCTCTGATCTCACTCAGACAGTCTCCTCGCTAAGAACTGCCGCTGACAAGGTAGCCCCGGCACACGTTGTCGCAGCTGTTGACGTTTATGTGTCAGATTTTGGGACGTTTAAGATTTTACCGAACCGGAACCAAGCCCGTAGTCAGGATGTTTACATTCTGGATATGGATCACTGGGCGATGGGCGTTCTTCGTGATTTTAAGACCGTTGATCTGGCCGTCACTGGTGACAGTCAGCGTCAGATGCTGATCTATGAAGCTGGCCTTATGTCAAAGAACCAGAAATCGTCTGGCTATCTGGCAAACGTAACTACCTAATCTGCATTAGCAGATGACCTGGAGGGGGGCGGGAAACCGTCCCCCTTTTTTATGGGACAACGCTATCAAATGAAAAACGATCTTCAAAGGCTTTCCAAAAAGTTGGCTAAGAAAACTCCACCAGCGCCAAAAGAAAAAGCGCTACCCAAGAATTCTACGGAGTGGCTAGAAGAGGCTTACAGCGATACCTCTAACGGTGCGCCCAAAGTGGGGAATGTCGGCTATGTCTGATCGTAAGACTGTTTTTGACATTGAACCATATCGAAGAACCGATATGCACGAACACGCTGATGGATCTGTTACGTTCAATACGTTGCAGGACGTTCAGTCAATCATTGACAACAACAAGCGTGAGTACAACGAGTACGGCGACAAGTTATCGATGGGCAAAAGAGGAGAGTGGCACAAGTGCGCCACGGTTCCTAAAACTATTCTGGAACAGTGGATCAAAGAAACCAACGGCGATGTTTTAAAGGACCGTAAGCTGATGGCGGCTTACCTCAACGACCCAGATAACAAGTATTTCAAAACTTCTCCAACTGACCTGTAGGAAACAAACATGAAAGGCAATTATCGACCGGCTGGGGCGACTCAGACCATCACAAGCGCTGGCACTTCTGCTGCGACCAGCAATGGTGTGGGCGCTCAAGTCAGCGATGTGCTGATTACGGCCACACAAAACGTCTACCTGAGCTTTGGGTTAGCACCAACAGCAACAGCTGCTAACGGCGTTTTTCTGCTAAAAGATTGGCCCACTTATTTCTGCATCCACGCTGGCGAAAAGGTTGCTGCGCTCCAGGTATCCACAGGCGGCGTTGTCTACGTTTCTGAACTGACGCGCTAATGGCAATCTCGACCTACAGCGAACTGCAAACGGCTGTAGCTAACTGGCTTGATCGTGACGATCTAACAGCTCGTATCCCCGAATTCATTGCTCTAGCCGAAGCCAGGTACAACCGGGAATTGCGGATACGCGGGATGGAAACTATTGTTGACATCAGCACCGTGGGTGGAACGCGATCCTACGCGCTCCCGACGGGATACCTCCAGGCCAGGACGCTGCAACTGACAACCGATCCGATCACGCCTCTTGAGTATTTAACGCCAGAGATGATGGATCGACTTTGGGCTGGGAGCCAGGTTGGGAAACCCATGACCTTTACGTTTATTGGGAATAATTACATTCTCGGCCCTTCACCGGATGCGGTCTATACCCTCGAATTTGTGTACTACAAAAAGTACACCGCGCTGTCTGATGCCGCGCCCACGAACGAGATGCTGACCGACAACCCCGACGTCTATCTTTACGCGACCCTTCTCGAAGCAGAACCTTTCCTGGCTAACGATGCCCGAATTCAGTTATGGATGGCAGCGTTCAAAGAATCAATCACCAATATTCAAAATGCCGACGCTAGAGACAGACACTCTGGCAACTCGTTGCGAATCGTAAACTCCACCGGTAATCCATAATGGCACTAGAATCTGGAACCTATCTTGACGATCTCGTCGCAACCAACCCTACTGCGAGCGATAACGTCAGTCAGGGCGATAATCATCTTAGACTCATAAAGGCGGTTCTCAAAAACTCATTTCCATCTGTTGATGCGCCGGTCAACGCTATTCACACCAGCGCCTCAGCACCGTCTACCGCAATCTCCGCTGGCCTATTATGGTTTGACACGACTAATAACTTGCTGAAGTTACGAAACGAGGCCAACGATGCCTGGATAACTCTTGCCATATCACCCGTCACATCTAACACGGTAGACATTGATGGCGGCGCTATTGATGGAGCTGTTATCGGGGCGGCAGCTGCTGCGGCAATAACGGGAACAACCTTAACGGGAAGCACTAGCCTGGCATTAGCCACGGGTGCGACCGTAACCGGGGTGGACAATGGGTCGCTAGGAACCAGTGCAACCCTGCTAGCCACTCAAGGCGCTATTAAGACTTACGTTGATGCACAAGTAACTGCTCAAGACTTAGACCTGGTGTCTGACTCTGGAACGATAGCCGTTGACCTTGATTCGCAGTCCCTCACTGTTGCTGGCGGGGCAGCGTTAGATACATCCGCAACAGGGCAGACCTTAACGGTTAATGTCACTGACGCTGGCGTGACAAATGCTAAGTTGGCTAACATGGCGGCCAACACTGTCAAAGTCAGAGATGCAAATTCAACCGGCGTTCCATCCGACAAAGCCTTAGCGACTACAGAAATCCTGATTGGTGACGGCACAGGCTTTACAGCAGCTGCATTATCTGGTGATGCCACCATGACCAACGCTGGCGCTGTGACTGTAGCCAAGATACAGGGACAGGCAGTTAGCGCAACCGCCGCCATAAATGACCAATACCTTAAATACTCCGCAGCATCGAGCGAGTGGCAGAAGGTAAACATAGTTGGCGATGATAAGTTAACAACGAAAGGCGACTTACTTGTCTACAACACGGTTGACTCTGAAACAAGACTTGGTGTTGGGACTAATGATTACGCTGTTGTTGCTGACTCTTCAGCGACTAACGGTCTGGCGTGGAAACAGATAGCAACAGCAACCATCGCTGATGACGCTGTTACCGCAGCTAAGTTAGCAGACACCGCAGTTTCGGCGGGTAGTTATACCCTTTCTTCAATAACGGTGGACGCACAAGGAAGGCTGACTTCAGCATCCAGTGGAACTGCCGGGGCTTCAGCAGGGTTTGCTGTGGCAATGGCAATCGCACTATAGGAACATAAAATGGCACAGGATTTCACAAAAGAATATAAATCTCAAGTCACAACTGCCGCGCACACTCTGAGGACTGCAAACTCAAATGATGCGCTGATAGGCATTAGGTTGACAAACATTACAGCCTCTGCGCTAACAGTGGATGTCTGGATTGATGTAGCGGCAGCAGGTACAACAGCCTCGGTTGTTTACATTGCTGATGACCTTCAGATACCGCCTAAATCTTCTGTGGAATTGATACAAGGTGGCGCAAAGATTGTCATGCAGAACACTGACCTACTGCGAATTCAATCATCTGCCGTAACGTCTGTCGCGGCTTACGTCAGTGTCGTTGACGCGATCTCGGCATAGGAGGCAATCATGGCAGCAGAAACAAATGGGACGTTGTACTTGAACAACCCTCCGGGCAAGGAAGGGTTCTTTGTCAACGCCGCAACGATAGATGGCGATTTTACGATTGCTGACAACGCGGTTGTAACTGGCCCAGTGACTTTTACTGGAACGGTTACAGTCACAGGAACTCTGGTGGTCGTATGAGTACAGTAGAAACTAATTTAGTACAACCCTCAACCGGCGTAACTTTGACGCTGGGTGGGTCGGGAGATACTGTGGCTGTTGGCACAGGAGCAAGCACATCTGGATTTGATTCTGGTCTAGCCTCAGTACAAACCTTTACTTCCAGTGGAACATGGACTCGCCCAAGTGGCATCACGAAAGTGATTATGGAATTACAGGGTGCTGGTGGTAGTGGTAGCGCACACTCGAATTACAACAACGGCGCTGGTGGTGGCTACGCTAAAAAACTCCTTGACGTTTCCTCTATTTCAACCTCCACAATAACTACTGGTGCGGGAGGCGCGTCAGTGGGAGCGGGTGGTGGCGCTGGAAATAATGGCGGCTTATCCTCTTGG